CGGAGCCACGGGTATTTTTTTATCTTATTTTAGCGTACATATGTTCGCTATATAAGGGAAATTTTTTGTGTGTATATTTTTATAATGAAGTTCTTCTTTCTTTTCTCTTTTTTTGTTTTGTTTAATGAGCGTAAGTTTGTTAGGTTAAGGTTATATTATCAGTTGCGTTTGTTAAATGAGAAAACCCTATATAGGAGGAAAAATTGAAATTTTTATTTTTGAGTTTCTCATTTTTGTGTCTCTAATTGAGAATTCCTATATAGGGCTAAAATTTGGTTTCTGGTGAAGGAGGTAAGTGTTTTATATATAATCGGTCTCGGAGCTAAAGTTCGCCCCCCCTGCTTTGATTCAGGGTGTTATTCGAGGGAGAGCTGGGCCTCGAGACCGTGCAGACATACATGTCGATGTCTGTCTTTTAATTATTAGTCTTGGGAAGACGTTAAAAGCAACCAGGAGGAAATCATGAAAAAATCTATCGTAACAGTAATCGCAGCAACAATTGTAGCAACAACAGTATGGTTTGCACAACCAGTGCAACCACATCACTACGAACTTCACTATGTGACTTATGGTGAAACGATGACAAGCATCATAGAAGACGCTAATCTCAACTCTGATGTCAACTACGATATCAGAGAAGCTGTTGCAACATCTGTATCTGAATCAGCTAAGATGGAAGGAGGAGCAACAAGTCGTCAAATTAAACCAGGCGATAAGATTGCTGTTCCTATTTATAAGTAATTAGATAGGCTTAGCAACATAGTCCAGCTGTATGACTATAAACTATAGCAATATATGTTATTGTATGTCATAAGGAGGAAAAGATCATGACAACAACAATCTATTTAGACTTAGAAACATTAGTAATTGAAGAAAAAGAAAGCACAAGAGATTATATGGAACTCTTGGATTCTGCTCAAAAGTATTATGCCAAGAAAGGCATAAGAACTATGAAAGGCAGAATAGGAGATGTATGTTTCTTGCAAGAAAGGGAATGTAGAAACATTCTCATGCTTGCAACAATAGATGGCTACAAAAAGCGAGATCTTAAGACAGTAGAAGACAAGATTATGTCACTGCCTTATTACGCAGTAGCACGAGGCTATGTGCCAGGTGTATTCCGCACATGGTCTCAGTGTAAGGACTCAACCGATGGATTCACTGGCAGAAAATACAAGAAATTTGCCGGTAGAGAAGCGGCTGTACAGTTTATGATTGATAACGGAGCTCCATTAGTGAGCTATGATTATCTAATGAAATAAATTTTTGTCCGCAATGACATTAAACTATTTTTTATGTTTTATTCATGGAGGAGAAAAAATGAATAGACAAGTAATGAATTTCAATCTAACTCAATATGCTGAAACAGTGAAAAATCAAAAGGGAGGAAAGTGGACTCAACATTCCGGAACAAAACAGAATTTGAAGACGGCAAAAATGAGACTGTTGGTATTAACATCTAGAACGTCTCATATGGCGATTGTAGGTTATAATGTAACTGGTGCTATAGAAGAATCTGATGTAGCACCAGCTGCACAAGTTGTAATCGGTGAAGGCGAGATCAGAGATCTTGATTTCGTTTACACAAATAAGTCCTTATCTTATGTGGAAGATATTATACGCGATTGTATTATCATTGCGTATAATTTCGACACTGATGAGGAAGCTACTCAAACATATACTATTGAAGGTGTTAAATATGCCACTATCGCAATGTCATCAGCATCATTGCGAAATGGCAAAAGACTCGTTGTACCAAAAGATCGCTTGGACTTCTGGATGCCAAAAATTCAAAAGGCCAATAATGGCATAGGATTCTTTGACCATATCGTTGAACTTAGCGTAGGAAAGGCTACAAAGATGTCTACCTACGCAAATTTATGGTCAGCTAATGGCAGAGAGATCAATCTTGATCTTTCAAAAGACTGTATCATGATATTTAATGATATGTCTTTAGGTAATGAATCTGAGTTAGACGGCCAGAGCTACCATAATCATTGGTGGTTCTGCCGTGAATACGGTGTGCCTACCGATGTAAATGCTTATTTGCAAGTGCGTGTTAGTTCTTGTACAAAAACTGGCTCCACTCCAATGCGAGATATGAGTGGCTGGTTTCAATTGGCTGCTGAGATTGAACAAGAAAATGTTCAATCTTTGAGCCAAGTAGACAAAGGATATGATGGTCCGCAAAAGGTTTGGATTGTCGGCAATCCTACTGGCGAATTAGTCTATGTGACTGATTTTAATGGGTTCAAAGCTGTACCACAATTTATAAATCCAGAAGATAATAAATTTAAAGTGTTGCAAGTTATTAAGGCAACACAGGCCACAACATCTGGCCAAATGTATCAGCACGATTTTAATTCATACACTCGTGACTGATTTAGGAGAAGAAGAAAGAGGTTAAAGTATGAATATTATGTCTAACGAAAAGTTTATGTACTTAGTGGATCTTTTAGTAGCTGAAGCAGTACAATGTCTTGAGTCTTACAAAAAAGGCTCATTCGGAGGCACTGGTATTGAATGTGCAATATTGGCTGATCCAAGATTGGCTACAGATAATTATATCTTTAGCCATAAGGGCAAAGATATTGCAAAGAATGCCACAACTAGGATCAAGGATTTAAAATCTCGCGGAGACAAAGATAGCCAATACCTTCGTGCACTTGGTGATCCAGGAAAGATGTTTGGTGTAAAACTCGTAAAAGATAACGAGATTTGTGTTACGAATAAGAAAACATTAAGACATAAAATAGCTGTCTTGATGCGTTTCCCATGCTCATCTGCAGGTGAAATGTTGAAAGCACGTATTATTGATTTTAAAACAATCAAAAAACGTGTTGAAGCTTATGTACGTAAAGGGAAATTAAAACCATTCCAAGCTAAAATGATCTTGGATGTTTTCAAAAACTTACCAGAATCTGTATTTATTTATTCTGGTAGCACTTATGTAAAAGGCCTATTAGGTGGCATGGATAATGACACTGACGGCTGCATGGTTATGGTAGGCGAAGATTTAAAAATCTTTGAAGGCCGTAAAAGTCGCTCTGTCGATATTCCAGACGAATTGGGCGCGAATGTGTCTATTCGTTTTGCAAATCTTTCCGAATTAATGACAGGTGTATACTTGGCATCACTCGCAACAGGTAACACTACTGTAGGCGTATTCTGTGTATACAACAGTTGTGCATCTACTGTATTGCAAAACCTTAAGAGTAAAAAGGTGATTAAAAGGCTACAAGATAATATTGCGACTGAGTATGGTAGTGATCATGGTAATGCTCCATATGAAAGACATTACAACGATCATAGTGATCTTACTATGGACGAAGTAATGAACAAACGTATTGAGCAAATGACTTTAGATTTTGTTGGTTCTGATAGATCTGAACAATCTATTAAGAACTATTTGTTGGATTGCTTGTCTGTTGCTCCAGCAGTTATCGGTATGATTATCGATAGTGCTAAGACTGGATTGACAGTCTTTGATCCATTGTGCTTCTTACTTAAAGACATTGAACAAGCAAGACGCAATTATTCACCAACAATTATTTGGAACGAGCAAATTGCTCGTTTCGAAGTTGTTGAACATAAAGTTTTCAATAAAGAGGAGAAATAAAAATGAGAACACAAAAAGTAGAAAAAATGGTATTAAAAGATGCGTTATATGATTTACAATTAGAAGCTGCAAATCGTGCAGTAGAATTGTTAAATAAAGAAGTTGAATCTATGGGAATCAAACCTGGCTACAAGAAATTGGAAGCCACTAAAGGTTCCTTGTTCGAGATTCTTAATATGACATGTGATGACTTGCGTCGCGCTAAGTCTTTATCCATCAAAGGCTTTAAAGTGGAGGGTGCATTCTCCAAAGCTAAACCTTATGTTGCAAATATGATTAGAACATTTGTTGGCGAAGATAAGAATGCATTTCAAGAATCTAAAAATGCTGGCTTTAATTTTGCCAGTACTATTCTTGAATATGAGCTTATTATGGATGCTATGATGAGCGGCACTCTTTATCGCCAAGAGCAAGGTTTAGAGCTCAAGGATTCTCCGCTATTTCGTCGTTACGATGTATTCGGCACAGATAAAATGTGCCAAAACATTGTTGATGGTGATGAAGTAGAATTCGTGAATGGAGAGTCTGTTGATGGTAGATTTTTCACTGATAGAATCGTTAATGGAGTGCGTCCTGTATTCCGCGACGATTTTGGCGGCTTGTTTACAGTGGTTCATTTGATGGAAGTAATTGAAGAGCCAGTAGACGAAAATAAATTTGTTGTTCGCGTTACTGGCGCTCAAAAAGCTATGGAAAATGCCAAAAATATTTTTATGGCAAAAGATCATGGCTATAAGTTCTACTTACTTCCAAAAAGCAAGGGCGGCAAAGGGGATGGCTTGTATGTTATTTCTGAAAAGAAAGAAACAAAAGGTCAATTGATGAAGGTGTGTGATTGCGAAATCCCTGGTAATAAAACATACCTAGAAAAGTTCTGCGGAGAGATTGTATTAGACGAAGCAATGTTTAACACGATCGAAAAGGAAGGCTATGGTAATGATGTGCATACCATCTGCCTTCTTTGCAGAAAAGCATAATACATCCCCCTCCGGGGCCCGTTAGGGATTAAGGCAAAGAATATCCAACATTTTCTCCTGAGTCCTTAACGGATACGCCCCACTTGTTATTAGTAGTAGAGCAGAGCTAAAGAGAAAGCAAACGCTCCGCTACGAAATTATTTATGAGAGATTTTCTCTCTCATCTTATTTAATATTAAGTGCGACCGACCACTATAATCCGGCAGAGGAGACTATCATGATTTCTATTATCGGCATTCAACAACTTACTGAAAATTCTTATATCATCGATTGCTTCGAGGTCGTAGACACAAACAGCTGTAATGTGGCCTATGACGAGTTGAAAAAACTTGAGAAGCAATATGAAGATATGGCAGATTTCTACTTGGCTTCTGGCGATTGGAGCGAAGTAGATTTTTGGCCTCATAGTAAGGCCTCTATTCGCAATGAACATATCAATGTTCTTAATCATCGTAATTGCGAAGAATAATATGTTAAGCTTTAGTTATAGATTATTATATCTGTAGCTAAAGCTTAATTTTTTT